CTTAATGATGATAGAGCATTTACATTTTGGATTAGACCTACTTATACAAATCCAATTGGTCCAAACGTAGCAATTACAGGAATATCAAATAGTAGCGGTAAAGTAAAACTAAATACTTCAGGTCTACCGATATATGCTAATGCATTAAATGTTGGGGATTGGGTAAATGTTGCAGGAACTGCATCATATAATGGTTTACATAAAATTATTGCAGTAGGTGCAACCAGTATTGATATTGATACACCTTATATTAATAGCACTACTCAAGGTACTCCAAGATTTAATAGAGAGGCTAGCAATAATTTCATGATTTATGAAAACTCTCTAATACCTCCAACTGACTATGTATCTTTTACCTATACCCCAAATTGGTTTATAATTAAGATAGGAGATACCTACTTTAAGTATAACCTAAATGCGCAAGGATTAACTTTATTACATGATAATTGGTATGCATTTGTTATTAATATAAATAGCATTGCACAGCAGATAAGTTTATTTGGTTATAACACAGTTAAAGAAACAGGTGCAATTAATCCTGAAAATACATCACAGTTAAATCAGATATTTGTTGAAACTAAGTTATATACACCGATAGCAATTCCTGATTCTAATTCATGGAAACTATTAGGATCCAATACTGACATAACAAATATTCGTATTTGGAGTAAACCTATTGAGGAAGAATTACAAGAATTGATTTTATCACAATATGTTGTTAAGGATACTCACTTAACACTTCTGTTAGATAATGCTGCACCTCAGCTATTACTTAACAGACAACTCGACTCACGTTAACATAGAATATATAATCTAAATTAAGGATTAATGAAAGAAGAATCTAAACATAAATTTAGAGATAGCCTCGGTGACTTATTAAGTGATTTGCCAGATGAGGTACCGGGTTTAGAAGATACCCCACAATTACCAAGAGTTAAGGCAGAAGGAACACAGGCTGTTGCATTACAAACTGCAAAGAATAAAGCGCAGAGAGTAATGAATAATCTTCTTAAGTTTTATTTAAGTGAAGAGATTATTGAGGAGCACGAGTACATTAAAGTAAAAGCAGAACTTGATGAGTATGCATTAGGAATGCTTATACGTCAAATGCAAAATAGTGAATCTGCTATTTCAACATTAATGGATACTATAAACGAAGGTGATGTATCTCCACGAATGTTTGAAGTACTTAGCGATCTTCAAAGAACATTATTAGATATCATAAAAAGTCAAACCATGTATATGGTTGCAATTGAAGAAAATGCTAAAAAGCTTTCTAGGGATATTGATGTTTATCATGGTGGATCTAATGATAACAGTTCTCAAAAGAAATCAACTACAACGGGTCTTAAGGCAAGAGGAACCAAAGATCTTATGAGAGCATTACAAGATAGTATTAATGAAGAAGATATACAAGATGTCGATGCAGATCAAGATGAAGAATAACTATGTTCTTACAAAAGAGATCATAGAAGAAAAAATAAGCGAGGGCGGTATCATATTACCTACCGAAAAGTACAATCGTAAATGTGTTATTATTAAATCTAATACTGACATTTTACCAGAAGGATGTACTGTTATAAAAACAATTGGCAAAGGTACGATGTTCAAAATAAATGGAGAAGAATATGAAGCTCTCCATGAAAATGATATCTTAGCCATAATAGAAGAAGATGGCACAGAAACCTAGAGCAGAAAGCGCAGGCTTTGAATTTAAAGTAGGGGCAGCTGAAGAATCCTTTTCATGGACTTCAGAAAAGGTAGAGCAACTTATGCTTGCTTTAGAAGAAGGGTATAAACCTAAAGCAACACCTTTTTATGAAGGTAATCCAAACCTAAGAAAAGGCAACATAGTTTTTAATTATACACCACACGAGATTAGAGAAATCAAAAAGTGTGCTACTGATATCGTATATTTTGCAAATACTTATTGTACTGTAATGACCGATTTTGGTTTACAGACTATTAAGTTAAGAGGATATCAAGAGGAAATGTTAAGGCAGTTCCAAGCAGAACGATTTAATGTATGTTTAGCATCTCGTCAGATTGGTAAAACGATTTGTTCATCAATCTTTATCGCCTGGTATTCATTATTCAATTATGATAAGAATTCTCTCGTTCTTTCAAATAAGGGTGCTACTACGAGAGAAATCATTGATAAAGGTAAAACAATTCTTGAACACCTACCGTTCTTTTTAAAGCCAGGTGTAATTAAATGGGATGTATTCAATTCTAAATTTGATAATGGCTGTCGTATTATTGGTCAAACAACCACTAAGAAAGCGGCTATCGGTTTTACCATTCACTTACTGTTCATGGATGAGTTTGCACATATTCCTCAAAACTTTGTGGAAACCTTTTATGAAAACGTTTATCCTACTGTATCTGCTTCATCAAATTCAAAAGTAATTATTACAAGTACACCGAACGGCTTTAATAAATTTTATGACATTTATTCGGCTTCAGAGAAAGGGTTAAATGAATACTCACCGTTTAGAGTTGATTGGTGGGATGTACCTGGCAGAGATGAGGCATGGATGCAACAAGAAGTTGCTAACCTCGGTTCAGAAGAAGCATTTAACAGACAATACGGAAATCAATTTATTGCCAGCTCTTCTCTATTATTGGGTGCCGATAGTCTTAAAAAGCTTCAACAAAATCAAAAAGAATTTGTTCATAAAGAAGTTCCTGAATTTGAAGAAGAAAATGTTTCTTACGATGGCCTAGTATGGGATCCAACATTTGAGTTAGACGAAATTGAGGAAGATACGAATTACTGGCTATTCTCTATTGATATAGCTGAAGGAAACGGCGGTGACTATTCAATAATCAATATCTTTAAGATTGAAATTATGGATGAACCTGATTGGAAAAAGATAACATCGCCAGGTTCATTCGTTGACTTTTTTAGAATAAGACAAATTGGTAGGTTTAGAAGTAATGAACACACAATAGAAGAATTTGCAAAAGCAGTTTACATTTTAGCGTTTGATATGTTTCATTCAGAAAACGTTAAGATGATTATTGAGTGGAATATGTTTGGTGGAGAATTGATTAAAAGACTTGAAACTGTATTTCCACAAAGAAATGAATTTGATGAAGAGATGATAGTTAAGTTTAAACATCGTATAGATGCAAAAACAAAAAACTTTGGTCTTAAGGTTAAAAAAGATAATAAACCAATCTTTTGTCAAAATTTCAAAAAGTACATAACACAGAACAGAATTGTTATTAAAGATAAGAAAACCGTCTATGAAGCATCTACATTTGGTAAGATGCCAAATGGATCATATGCAGGCCAATTAGGTCATGATGATCTTATTATGACAAGCATAAATAGTTCCGAATTTTTCTTTACTTTGGACTTCTCCGACTTTGTTGAAGAGATCTATGATACTGTAGATGATTCACTTCAGGCAAAGATTGATGAGATCTTAGATAAAGATTCAAAAGGAGGAAATCTTAATTACGATATTTATGATCTTGTGTAGAAAAGTAGCTATGCCGTGGATATATAAAAAAAGCAATAAAAAAAATATAATACAAGATGGCACTAGATCCAAAAATCGCTTCTCTTAAGGCTGCAGGTACTTACCGCTTTGAATTTGACAAGAGTCAGGTTGTTAGCATTCCTGCAAACCAAACAAGATTAATTGTTGGTTTTTCTAAGAAAGGTCCTTTTAATACACCAGTTTTTGTACCAGATACTGCATTCTTTAAGCAGGTATTTGGAGACATTGATAGGAATCTTGAAAGAAAAGATTCTTATTTTCACAGAAGCTGTTTAGCTGCATTAGAAAGAGGTCCAATTTTAGCTCTTAACCTTTTAGCATTAGACTCTGATGATAATGTAGACTACATTAAGTTAGGTACAGCTGCTACACCAGAAGCACAAGATAACGCAGGTGATTCTGCTGAATACCAAAAATTTTATAACAGAGATAAATTCTTTTATCCTGACTCTGATGCATTCCTAGATAATGTTGGAGCAAACAGAAACACATTAAGCTCTTTATCTACAAATGATCTTTTGGATTTTGTTAATTTAGGTCAAAATCCAGTTTCTATCATTGTTAGAAAAGCAGCAAATGACAATGTATCAAGTTTCAATGTTACTGTTGAAGAATGGTACGGAACTGCAAACGTTCCAGGTTTCTTAAATAAAGACAGTTTAATTTCTGACTTTATGGTAGATGTATTTGTTATTGAAGGTAACTTTGGTGGTAACTTCGGTTCTGCTACACCTTATGAGAGATTTACAGCTGACCCAACATTCCAACAATACTTTGATCCTACTAAAGGTATTCAAAGAAAGAAATTTGCATCTGATACAACAGATACTAAATTGGAAGAGTTCTTTAATGAATCTGAAGTTAACCTAATTGCAACTTATACTGCATGTTTAATTCCTGATTTTGTTGATCTACTTGGAAATAACTTATTCATTGAAAAATTAATCAATGCTGATTCTGCTACGACTGGTTTATTCTGTGCTGTTAATGAAGATCTATTTAGCGGAGATTTTCTTATTGACGGTGTAAAAGGTGGTATTGACCTAATCGGACATAACATTGAATATACTCAGGCAACTGGTATTCAGGATGATGTTAATTTCCTTTCTTATAGTGGATCAATTGTATCTGACCTTGAATATGCAAGAGCTGCCCAATCGGTAAACACTGCAACAATTGCAACTGGTGATATTGTATCTGTTAATACTTTAACTGGCGGAAACATTCAAATTTCAATCATAGGTTCTACTGGAAATCCTTTATATGATGCATTTGTAGGTATGGCTCCTAATACAGCCAATACTGTAGGATCATATATTAAAGGAGCAATTAGTTCTAAGTTTGTACCAGTTCTTTCAGTGAATGTAACAAGTACTGTGGTAACTGTTGTTTTATCTGGGGCTGGTGGTATTGTGGCTGGAGATTTTCCAACTACATTAGGTACTACATATACTTATGTAAATGAAGAAGATTTAGGATTTACTGTTCATGAATTTGAAACTTCAAATACTAATGCAAATATCATAGGTTCTTACGGAAGTGCAATGTACAGCGCATTCTCTGCTGGAACACTTACTGATGGCGATGAGGCAATATTTGAAATCTCAAGTACAGAATATGTTTCTTACTTAGTATTCAATGCTGCATCTTATGGATTTATTCATACAGGCGTACCTGCTAATGCTGGTACTAAATTTGCAATCTCTGATTCTTCATATTTCTTACCAAGTGTTAGAATAACTCCTTATCAACAAGATACTTTTGCTACTGTTACTCCAAGATCTCAATTTAATATGGATAGTAACACTGGATTCTTCTTGGATTCAGACGGTAATTCTGTTGGTGGTTTTACTTTAGATATTCAAACACTTAAAGGTTCTCTTAACCGTTCAATTGATATCATTGCTGATTCTACATCTGAACCATTACTTAAGCCTAACCAGGTACTTATCGCAAGTACTAATCCTGATGCGGCTACCGTGGTTGTAGGAAATTACTTATTAAACTTTGAAGGTAATATTTCAACTCCTCATTCAAGATTAACAAGAATCAATGAAGTACAAGGTGGTAAAACATCTACTCAATTCCCGTCAATCCCGGTTGGTACAACTGCCTTATTAGTAACATGTCAATCTGAAATTGCTGTTACAACTGTAAGTTCAGTTAAGAAGGTTGAATTGTATTACCCAATTGATAGCTGGGTTGATTATTTTAATATCTTTACCCTTGATGGATTCCAATTAGATGTGACTAAGCATGTTCCTAATGGAACTAATGAACGCCAAAACCAAATTCTAAATGGTACATTAAGTGGAACTAATCTATTTAAGGCATTAACCGATAGAGAGACTATCAATTTCCGTTATGTCGTAGATACATTTGGAAATGGTATTGAAAGTGGATCTAAAGCAATCTATACTCAATTATGTTCTGCTAGAAAGAATGCATTTGCAATCATAAATGCTCCATCTGCTAAAGATTTTAAAGCTAACACTGATCCTTCATTCTTGGATGCGACAGGAGCCTTATCATCTAGATTTATTTCAACAGGTGGTGATCTTTCTAAGAACCCAACTGTTAGATACTCTTTACCTTCATCAACACAAGGCGGAAGCTGGGGTGGATTCTATTATCCTTTCATTACTGTAAGGGATTTAGGAAAGAACATTAACGTTCCACCAGCTGCTTATGTATCAAATAACTTTATTGCAAAGTATGAAAATGCATTACCTTGGTCATTAGTTGCAGGTGTTCGTAGAGGTGTTGTAGGCGGAACTGGGGTTGTAGGATTAGAAATTAATCTTGACCTAAGCGATAGAGAATACTTAGAACCATTTGGATTGAACCCAATCATTTTCCAAAGTGGAACTGGTCCTACTATCTTTGCAAATAAAACTGCTCAGCAAACTCCAAAATCTGCATTAAGTTCAATTAACGTTAGAGAGGTTGTTATCTATATCCAAGATGGTATTGAAGCAATCCTTAAAAACTACTTATTTGAATTTAACACTGCTCAAACAAGATTGGAAATTAAAACACTTGCTGATAACTTCTTATCAACAGTTCAAAATGACGACGGTGTTTATGACTTCCGTAACGTAATGGATGAAACTAACAATACGCCAGAGGTTATTGATCAAAATGTTGGTATCCTAGATACTTATATTGAACCAGTAAGAGGAATGGAAATCTTAGTACAAAGAACCACAATCTTAAGAACTGGGGCAATTAGTTCTGGAAACTTCCAATAAGAAAGAAAGAAAAAGAATAAATAAAAAAATAAGTTAAGCTATGCCATTACCACATTACACTCAATCGAGGGCAAGTAATAACAGATATGAGCCAATTCAGCCTAACCTATTCGAGATAACTTTGTTTACCCCGAATGGAGATGATACTGGTTTGATTCTAGAACATGTTAAATCTGTTGGAGGTTTAAATGCATTAAACCCATCTGTAGATGCAATTGGTCAAAAATATAAATTTGCTGACCGTTCATATGCAGGTATGCCTGGACAAACCTTCGTAGATCTTACTATTGCATTTACATTGAACTTGAATGATGCAAATGAAAACTACATATACAATACCATGAGAAACTGGTATAAATTAATCTATGATCCTTTGACTGGAGAAATGGGATTAAAGAAAGACTATGTAGGAAGTATGATCATTGTTCAGTATAACCGTGCAGGTGATATCTTCAGAAAGATTACATGTAAAGATATCTTCCCAACAGGTGCTCCTGATTTTATTGATTCACTTGATTATGGAACCGCTGATGCCGCAGAATTAACAATGACTTATCGTTGTGATCACTGGGTTGAAGAAAATGTTGGTGCTCCTAACTAATCTTATGAAACTTAGATAAAACTGGCCTTCGGGCCAGTTTTTTTATCTTATCTCTAATATATAATATAGAATACATAATCTATAGATCATGATCATATTTAAAGTTGAAAACATATCCAACGGAAAAAACTATATAGGATATGCAATTAATGATAATCCTAATAACTTAGG